AACAACTTGGTCCGGTGCAGTATTAGTAATTAATAAAGTTCCAGATGAAGTAATTGGTCCACCGCTTACACTTATTCCACTAACACCAGAAGCATTAATACTTGTAACTGTTCCCACCCCTGCGTTAATCCAAAGAGTATCGTAATTGGTAGAAGAATTTTTGGCAAGTACCTGACCTGCTGTTCCACCTACCGCAACTCCAGGACCGGCAGGACCTTGTGGACCGGGTAGACCTGTTTGTGATACTACTATAATAGCATCTGTAACATTTACCTCAATAGGGTTTTCAGTAATATTAATGTCAACCTGCTGTTCTGTAGGTGTTACCTCAACTATATTATCTGTAATGTTTATTTCTATACTCATTGTGCTTGATTGATGTTTTCATAAACGATAAAATCTCCCCATAAGTAAGTCTTTATCGTTCCATCAGCATAAGTAATTTTTAAATCCCATATATAATTGCCTTTGTCTAAAGGTACTATTTTACTGATGCTTACATTATTGTTACCTACTCCAAGAATAGTTATGCCATTACCATTCGTTGCAGTAAACAAAGCAGCAGACGTACTGCATCCTTTATATACCGATACTAAAACAGTTGCAGTAGATAAATTAATTGCTACATCATTTAAAGTAAATGCAAAAACTTCTTGCCAAGTATTACCTTTAACAATATCTATGTTAAAACTTGCAGGTTTAAAATCTGAATTCATATTAGGTTGGGATTTGACATCTGTTATTTAATGAAGGAAGCGTAATGTTTAAGTTTATACTAACTCCTGCAAGGTAGTCTGGGGAATCTTCTCTAAAATAAGTTAAAGTAATTGTATCACCTGTAACCCATTCTGTAGAAGGATTCCTAAACTCCGCCACAATATCTTGTGCAATTAAGTTAGTATCTGAAAGAACTTCTAAAGCATCTGTTTCAACCAGATGCCTATCTAATATATAAATGTTGAAAGTGTAGTTTATTTGTTTCTGACTAATAGAAGCATCCCCCATATCAAAGAACATAGCAGGATAGACAACATCGTTATCATCTAACTTGTCGCTGAACTCCCCGAAGTACACAGTCTTTATTTGCGGGTGTGTTTCTCCGTAGTTCTTTATCTGTGTTATGATTTGATTTAAGGTCATTTTTTTTAAGATATGTTTTTAACTTCTTTTGGTTTTTTAAGTTAGCTTGTTTGCTCATTCATTTAGTTTTAGTCCAAACAAAAAGGAGGGTTATTTCCTTGATAAATATCTCTATACAAAGGTTTTTTGTCGAATGGTCCACAGCATCCATCATCCCCAAACCATATACTTGCCCTGTAAGCATCGTTATCTGGCTTTATCGCATCAATACCACTACCAAAATTTAAGTATTGAGGGTATAAATTCTGATTTTCTTTAAGGTATTTAATTAATCTCTGCTTGTAAAACTCTGCCCTTGACCTATATCTATTGCTAATATCTATTAAGTCCTGCATAGATGGAAGTTCAGTATTATCAGAACTTTTCCTTACAAGACCTTTGTTATAAAATTGATAACTCAAACCCTGTGGCAATTCAGATAGAACATAATTTATTAGTGTATCTGATATATATGCACTAAGTAAAGTTTCTTCATCACAAGTTAGGTTGCCACATTCAAGACCTTCTTGCAGTCTTAAATATAAAGCACTACCCAAAGCAGGATGAATAAACATATCCTGTGCCGTTTTAATCTCTGGCTTGATAAGTTTTTCATCCACGTTATTGTGCAGACCGCTTAGTTCTTTAATTGAATCTACTGATATAAAAAGTATATTTGCACTCATTTTATTTGCGTGTTACTACGTTAGATTTCATAAATAAATGTATAATTTTCTGTTTTATTTCTTTTTCCTTTTAAACACATATTAATTGCACATCTATTTATATTTAATTCTTTAGCACATATGCTTTGTGCATAATATTTTCCAATAAATTTATCATTTTTAAAAACTAAGAATGGTTCACAGTTTTTTGATATTGCTATTTTTTCTTTTGATTCTTTATTATGATTTTTACCTATTCTTGGATTATTTATATTTATATATGATTTTGTCTTTAATGATAATATTTGTTTTGTTATTTCAGAATGGTTTTTACCTAAATTATATTTATTGTTTAAATTTTTTATAGATATTTTTTTTCTTCTTTCATCTGTAAATATAACACCTAATCCACCTTCTCCACCATCTGTCATATTTGATAATATGCCTGTATTGTTATTTTTTCTACCATATAGATTTATAAATTCTTTTTCTTTTATTATAGCTTCTTGTATTGTTAAATTATCTAATAATATTTCAACTTCATATTTAGTATTATTTATAATAGAATACCAATAATTATTTCTTTTTTGTTTGCTATATGCTCTTTTAAAAGTAGTATCACTACCTATTCCAATATAGAATGGTTGATTTTTATCTAATCTGATATGTCTATATAAATATGGCATTATTTACGTGTAACAACATTGCTTTTCCACAAGTGCCTACAAAAGTTCCTGTGGTTATTAGTTCCCGGTAAAGTGTACCATCCACCACCTCTGGTAAATACATCATAACCAAGCCTTGCACTCATAGCTTCAATCTCTGACCTGCTATAAAGTTTATTTGTAGTTTTAAAGTATTTACAAAACTGCCTTGAACTACTTAAATCAGAATCATTAAACCCCTGCCGCCACTCATAAGAATAACGAATAAGAAATTCAGTGGTTGAAGGTTTAATTTTTTCTACTATCTCACTAATTGGTGCAGTTAGCTTTCTTTCTATAATCTCACTCTCATCATAGCCTTCGCCAATGGTAGTAATTTTAGAGCTTATAAAGCCTTTCTTTTCTAAGTCTGTTAGTATTCGTTTAACCACTCCCACATCTTCCTTTAATGTGTCTGCAATAACCTCTGGTGTGATTCTTTTATCCTTTGTTATTAGGTCAAGAACATTTGATTGAAGCTGTGTAACATCTGCAAATAATTCTACATCTGCAAAGTGTTCTTTTTGTTTCCAAATATGGAAACTTTCTTTACTATCTCCAAATCCATCAAGGTCTGCAAAATTAAATTGCTCTGACATCTCTACAGCTACATCTGTTGATTCTATACCTTCGCCACCTTCTTTTGGTGCTAATGCTATTAAACTTCTTAACTCATTAATTGTAAGGGTATTCATAACCTTAGTAGCAACCAAAGGAGAAAGGCTATTAATAGCATCAATGATATCTTGATTACTTGCAGTTTCTTTAACTTCTATTTGTGGAAGTCCTACTTTATCCCTTAGTTCATCTTTACTCATTATCTGCAATAGTACAGCTTCAGACAAATCAATTCCTATAGGTTCTGTAGGTATTAGTTTTAAATCTTCTTCATATCCGGCATATCCTGCTAACATATTAAAGTTAGCTTCCAAGAACATTTGCTTACTATTAACGTAAGTATTTTTAAATATCTCGTACCCATCACGCATTTCACTACGACTGCCAAGACTTCCTGCCTGTGCAATACCAAAAATTGAAGGAGTAGTAATCTGATGTGCAGAAAATATGTTAGTCTGGATGATAGTATCTACATTACTAAAATCTTCTTTAGTCAAATCACTTTGCCCTAAATCATCAACGATTGGTTTTCTTGAAGCATCGTTAACAAAAGCTAACATATACTTTATACCATCTGCACCTGTATATGTATTTTTAAACTTCTTATGTATTACAGTCTGTTCATCCGGAGAAGGTTCGCCATTGGGTAGTGTAATTAACTTACTTGCACTAAATCCTGTCTTGGCATTACCTAAAATATGTTTAGATACTTCTATATCTGATTCAACATAATTTAACCCACCGAAATAACCCGGTAAGGTGTAGGTTTCCATATTTGGTCTGTACTCTTTTAGATACAATATCTGTTTACCTGTTGGGTTTCTTGGTTCAAAAGCAGGGTAAACTTCGTACTTCTCTTTAGCATCTCTCCAATCTTTTTTATACCAGAACTGTGTGTTGTCTTTATTTGTTCTAAACTTAGTATAATCACAATGCCACACCTCTGCTATCTTGCCACTTGTAGACCATATAACCTCTAAATAAGCACCTCCGAATATTTCTATATCCAAAGATACCTTTCTGGTAACATCATCTAAATTCTCGCTTCTATTAGGGTTATTAACAAACCCTTCTGCACCCTTCCATCCATTACCTGTAATGTAATGTACTTTGGATTTAATAATAGATTGATGCTTACCAGACTTATTGTAAAGTTCTACCAAATAATTAGGGTAGTCGTTCCTGTGTCCGTATTGGATATATCCTTCGCCTTTCTTTTCAATATATTCAGGCTGTTTTGCTTCAGCAAATTGTACTACGAAAAAATTGTTCATTGTCTTATTTTAAATTTATCAGAAGGACTATATTCTGTATAAATAGTTTCCGGTTCGCTTAATATCATTACTCCACTCTCTAACAAATTTAATCCTGTAACATCTGTGTTCTGTGTACTTGTTTGCTCATAGACAGAATAACCCCATTGTCCATTCAGCTTTGTAGAAAAGTAAGAATCTACTTTAATACTAAACTTGTTAAACCTTTCTTTAAATAAAGATAAATCTTTAGCATTAGTCAATATAAATTTAACATCATAGTTAGTAGTCCTATTCGTAAACACAAATAAATAGTTAGGTGCAGATAATAACTGCTTTTCTGTAAGAGTTAAAATAACATTTGCAGTAGTTCCTTTGATTAGTTGTATCACACTTATAAATGTTCTTATTGATGGAATTTAACAAAAATGCCCCACCATAAAGGCAGGGCATCCACATAATTCATTTAACCACTAAGAACCGGGAGTTTGTAAGGCTAAAGCAACAGTAGAGTTTACCTCTGGTGCAAGGGCATCTTCTTTACCTGTGAAGGTCAAAGTATATCCGCTTCTATCGCCTTCAGCAGCACCACTTTGTGATGAACCTGCTGTAATGTCAAGACCTCTTTTAAGACCAAGAAACCAATACTTGCCGTTGTTATCTTTAGCGACAACATCTAAAAGATTCTTCGCTAACAAAAGAATTTCATTCCTTGTATTAGCTTGTAGTTTGTTTAAAATAATTGTTAGTTCTTGTTGATAAAAGATAGTTCCATTCTCAACAGAAGCATTAATATTCTCAACAAAACTTGAAGTACCTTTAACTAAATCATATTTGTAAAATCTTTTTCCAGAACCTTTAACAAGTGCAGTAATAACACCACTTGCTTCTGTATAAGATGTTACATCTGCTGATGCAATAAAGTAAACTTCGGTGATACCACCTAAAGAATCTTTACAGTCTAAGACGTAATTTTGAGTTAAAGCACAAGCCATAGTTGTATATTTAAAGGGGGCTTTTTACACCCCCATTATTAATTAAAGTGCGAAGAAAGCAATCTCGTCTGGGAACGCAACGTTCACACCGATTTTGAACTTAGCTACGAAACGAACAATGTCAGCTTCTTTAGCGTAGAACAACTCAAACTTTTCTTCTTCGTTAAGCAAGTCAGTTCCCAAGAACATATTGCTCAATCTCATAGCATAAACTTTGTTACTTCCGTTAAGACCTTGAACAGCTACAACTTTGATAAGTGTACCCGGTAGAACGAACTCACTATCAGCCTTTACATCAATAGAGTAATGGAACTGATTTGCATTTTTAAGAGCAATAGTATAAGTTCTGAAAAGGTCTTGACCACAGAAGATAGTCATATCATCTTCAGCAACAACTGCTGAAGGGATAGCCTTGTAAACTGCATCAAATACTGCGATTACGTTAGCAGCAGTGATTGAAGCTACAGGTCCACCAGAGATATAAGCAGCATCGTTAGCAGCTACAGAAGCAGATGCATCAGCAATCAACTTAATCAATCCGTTGAACTTGTTTAGGTTACCATTTGCAGAACCTGTGTTACCATTCCATAGTGCAATTTCAATTTGAGATGCAATTCTCTTAGCTTTCTTTTCAGAAAATTCTTGCTCAAAAGGAATGCTGTCATACATAGAACCGGTAGGAAGTGCTTTTTGCAAGTACTTCGCTTCAAGGTCAGCAGGACAGATAGCTTCCATAACTGCAATTTTTCCGACAGTTACAGTACGCTGTGTGAATGAAGTTGTACCAGATGCGTTAAATCCGCAAGTACCACCTGCTTGAAAGAAAGCATCGGTGTCCATAATATTAATGGTTTCAGAAGATTTAACTCCTACCATTACGTTACCTGCACTCTTGATAAGAGAAGCAGTCTTAGCACCAAGTACAGAAGAAGTAACGAGCAATGCTTCGTTTTGTTCTGTATAGTCAGCCAATGAAGATACATTAAATGCCATTTTATTTAGTTTTTATTGTTTAAAATTGCGTTACGATATTTATTAATCCTATCAAGTTTGATGTCTTTTGAATCTTCAAACTTATAAGACTGTGGCTTTTCAATCGGATTGGATGAAGGTACTTTAGACATAGCTTCAATCAACTCAACCACTTGTGAAAAACCATCTTTAGTTTTAGCTTCGATTGCTGCAAGTCTATTTTCAAGTGCAACTTTCTCTGCCATCAATGCTTCAAACTTAGCGTTAAATTCAGCTTCCATATCTTCAGGCTTTTTACCTGCTTCAATTTCTACTTCAATAGCATCTTCTTTAGGTTTAAATTCTGTGATGATACCACCAACAGTAACTATTTTGCTGCCATCAGCAAGTTCGTGTTCAGCATCTGGTGCAGCAGTACCATCTTCAAGTACAACTTCTCCACCTACTTCAAGGGCAGAAATCATAACCTTAGTTCCATCCATCAAAGAATATTCAGCCATCTCGACTTTGCCTTCTTCAATAACTTCTTCTGGTTTCTTGTCCATAGGCACTTCTTCAAATAGTGCCTTAATTTTTAGTATCGCTTCTTTTGGATTCATACTTTTGTTTTAAATGTTTATTAATTAATTAGTTTATCACTTAACAGATGAAAGGATATTATAAATACTTTCCAATAACTGTTGGTCTTTATTCTTTTGCTTTGCGTATTCAAATACACCCTCCACACTAAA